GACGGCGAACTTGCGATTCTACGCGACGGTCAAGTCGAGTACGTCTTTGAGCGTGATTCTTTCAGCAGGGCGGCGTACTATTACATGATCCATTGGATCCAGGATAGCAAATCACCTGATGATGACCCTGGAACGGTGTGGCTCGAGGCTGAAAAGGCATGGGACGCACTGAGTCCCGAAATGCAGGGTATGATTCTCGCCATCGCAAATAAAGAGAGACAACAGGCACTTGACATTCGTGATGGGCTGCTTGCAACCCTTCACGGATACCAGGGTATCAAAAGCATCAAAGATGCCTACGCTGATTGTATTCGTGTGTGCTTCAGTCAGTGGGCGAACTAATTTAGTTCAACCTCACACTCTTCAACCGGAGCCGTCTCGACTGGAAGTTCGTCAATCTCGACGTCGCAGATACCCTTCTTACGCATGGCGAGTACGCTGTCCCAAAACGCCTTCATGACTGGGAGGTAATGTGCAAACCATTCACGGTCACGTGGAACCTCGACAACGACAAACTCCTCTGGAGGACCCTGTTTATACTGAAGGAAATCACAAACCTCGAGGTCCATGATCTCGAGGAGCAGCTGAATCTGAGGCATGTAATACCCCGGAACTTCTGGTTTAATCTTCCGACTCAGAGGGCACTTAATCTCGAGGAGACGACCAGACTCTGTGATACCGTCGGGACTTCCACCGAGAAATTTGTGTACCGGATGTTGCACGAGACCAATCTCGTGTGAAATTTGGCCATGGCGCATGTCATACAAATCGCGGACCATTGGCTCGAGGCGCGTTCCGTGGGCGGTCGCTTCGTTACCGGCCCACGGGCGTGCCGCGCCGCACTTTTTCGCCAAGAGTCCTTCGGGTTTTTCGTAGGGATTGAGACCGATGGCTGTTGCTAAATCGCTCGCAGTCAGCAGATTCCCACGGAGATCGAGCCACTCCTGACTGCGTTGGTCGGCGTATGATTGTGCCAAGAGCTCTTGCACCCTAGGGTGCATCCTACTTTTTAAAACGTTCCGTCGTCTTAAGTGCAATCTGTGCTGCAAATTGTTCCGCCTGCTTTTTTGTCGTTGCAAATCCAGATCCATACGGAATGCCGTCGACGACAACTTCGATGTGAAACGTGCCGTTGTATTGACCACGAACCTGATAATCGGGCAACGGCACCTTGTTCGCTTGACACCACCGCATCAACTGGTCCTTGTAGTTGTCATCCGTGAGGTTCATGTCGACGTGCTCAAACGCTGCAAAAACAAACGACTTGGCGTGAATCATCCCAATGTCGAGATAGATGGCACCGACGAGCGCCTCGAAAACATCCTCGAGGATATTCTCGTTTGTGTTCCAGCCGTTACGCATCCCCTTGTCATCCATCAGAATCCACTTGTTGAGTCCGAGTCGTTTTGAAATTTCACAGAGCGTTTTACCACGTACGAGTTTCGTACGCGCCTTGGTCAAAAACCCCTCCTGCTCCTCTGGAAACTTTTCAAACAAAAACCGCGTAATGATAAATCCAAGAACGGAATCACCCATAAATTCCAGCGTCTCATACGAGCCTTCAAGACCCTTGTACTTTTTGAGGGCTGATTTATGCGTGAAAGACCTGCGGTACATTTTGATATCATTGATTTTCGTCCCTACGAGGCGTTCAAGCGCCACGCGGTCGATGTTTGGGGCATCGACGAGCTCTGGCGCTTCAACGGTTTCCATTTTATAGTACTAAGCGCGTTTTTTTTAAGTCCTGACACCAATCTGGGGGTGCCCCTGGAACGCCGGAATGTACCCGGGTCCAACATTCGACACATCCGGACTCAGGGCTGATTTCTTCGTGGACATGATGAAAAAGAGCGCGACGAGAATTAGAATCAGAATCAGCAGTTTATTCATATTACATTAGACTGTGGAAAAAATCCAATGGGAACTTCTTACGCCTTCTTCACCGTTGGGCGCTTGGCAGCCGCCTTGGGCTCAGCGGCAGCCTCTACTGGGGCAGCAACTGGTGTGGCAGCCGCCTTCTTGGGCTTCGCGGGTGCCTCGGACTTGATGTAGTGCTTGTTAATGTACTTCTGGATGTTCAGGAACGTCACCTGCACATCGGCAGGGGGGTCCAGGATAGCCTTCAGGGAGGCATCCATGTTAATGTTCTGACCCTGCTTCAGGCCCTTCTCGGTCACGTACTCGTTCACCTTCTTCGTCACCTGGGAGCGGGAAATCTGCTCACCGGCAGCCAGCTTCAGAAACTTGCGCAGCTCCTCGGAGATATCCAGGGGCTTGTTGAAGCCGTTGCTGGTCGAACGAGCCTTGGCCTTCTCACCCAGAGGGTCCTCAATCAGGCTCTTCACCTTGCGCAGGTCCTTGCGCAGGAGCTTAATCTCATCGATAACAGTCTGCAGGGTGATGGTGGTAGTGTCAGCCATTGATACTTGTTGAGCTCTTCACGTCTTTAACTAGTTTCGCGGTCTGGGTACCAAACACGAGCAAAAGAAGGATGAGCATCGGCCATGTCAACATGGGCCCGATGACCATGAATAGGACGAGGTGCCACACCATGAAACCACCATACACGGGCGTCTCTGTGATGAACTTCCATGCTGTCGAGTAATCTGTCACACTAAGGATGTTACTGTTCAAGGCGAGAATTTTACTATCACTCAAAACATTGAGTACGTTACTGGCACTCATCTCTACTTATTCTTGGACATTTTTTTGACAGAGAATGCGATTAACACAGCCATTATGATAGTCCCCAGAACGATCAAAAGGATGATTGCCCAGATTGGAAACCAATTACTCACACCCACCACGGTTCCCGTGCCAGAGCCCGTCGCCGTTCCGTCGCCGCCCGTCGGAACCGTGCAACATCCTGGGTCACATGGATACTGTGCATCACCCTCCTGGAATGCACAAATCATGTTCGGACCAGATTCCGTCCCCGTGGCGACGGTGACACCTGCAGTCACCTGTGCCATCTGGGTACAATTCTTCCCCGTGTACTGTGGACCACAATACATCGGTCCTGTCGTCACGTATGTATTTCCCGTTCCACATAGTCCGTTCGTCTGAAGTGTATATCCAGTCGGACACGTTTTAGCGACGACTGTTGAACTCGTTGACGTGGCACAGTTGGAAGGGTCGGTCGGAATGGGCATATATCCAGAAGGACACGTTGGTTCGACCGTTTCTGGTGCATTTGCCAGACAGAGCCCAGAGACATCGATTGTAAACCCAGTAGGACACACCTTCAGGACAGTTATAGCAGATCCTGTCGGGTGACGACACCTCGTCTTGTCGACTGGTAATTCAACGTAGCCATCCGGACAAACTCCAAGGCTCATTTCTACTTAGAGCTTAGGTTTGTTTTTTGAACAGTACCATGGAGTACGGAACTCCTGTAAAAAGTCCAGATGGCCGTTATTTCCTGAAAGTGTCAGCAAAGGGTGGTGCTCGTGTGTTCCACCAGGTGAACAATGTCCAGGTTGACGGAATTATGACGAAAGAGACGCGTCCGGTGAATCTCAAGATGCCCTCAAAAACTTTGTTCGAGTCTATTGATAACGAGCTTCTGAGTCAGGCGGAGGTGAGCAAGCTCGAGTGGTTCGGCAAGGATGTTTCGACTGAGACGATTCATTCCGCGTACCAGGCGAGCCTGTCTGCTGACGGCGATCTCTCCGCTTCCCTGGCCTCCATTAAGGGGAATGTGGTGACGACATTCTTTGATGCTCAGAAGAATCCAATTGAGGAGATTTCAGGTGTGTGTGATTTCCTGTTTGAGCTGGCTGGTCTCTGGTTCCTCAAGCGCTCATTCGGTCCCATTTGGCGCGTCGTCCAGGTTCGTCAGCGGCCGGCACCAAAGCCAAAGACGACAAGATACCCAGTCGAGTTCCAGTTTGCAGACGAGCCAGAGCCAGAGGGTGAGGAGGAGGACGACCCGACCGATTACCTGGACTGAAAAAAAAAGTCGTATACTATTATAACATGGACGGCAAAGGTCTGGCGATTTTGATTCTTCTGTTCCTGATTGCCATGATGGTATTTTATCCTCAGCGTAGCGGCTACACCCCAACAGGC